TCAAGAGATGCATAGATTCTTTGAGCAGTTTCTATCTTTTGCCTAGCTTGAGGCATTTTAGCGTCAACAGTTTCAAACATCTCTCCTTGTTGAGTTAAATTTCTTTCTAGGCTCTTTGCCAGAACTTCAGCAGAAGGGTCTGGAGCAAGGCTTATTCCTGCACCCGGAATAGTTTTAGAAACTCCAACACCCGGAGGAAGCGTAATAGGCCGTCCCTCTTGGTTAACTAACGAACCATCTGGTTTTTGTATTGCTGTGCCTATTACTTGTCTATCTGAACCTCTAACGATATTAACCGTTTCGCCTTTAGGCTGAAGTGCTTCTAAACCTGCTGCCATAGACCCCGGAACTTGATTGACTATTTGTTCGGCTAGGGCAGAGTTTATTGGATTAACTTTTAAAGCTAAGTCCTTAGCCTGTTTTTCCTTTAATGCTTCTTCTTTTAACTGTTTAATTTTTGCTGCTGCCTGTCCAGCCGCTGCGGAGTTACCTTGTACCTGATGCACTCTAGCCAGCTTAGTAAGGTCTGTTATCTGCTGGTTAATTGGTTTAGACTGCCCGTCAGCAGTTGTAGGTGAGCTTAGTTCTATCATAGCCCTCTGCCTGTTTTCCTGAGCAGAAGGCTCTCCACCTCTCACCAAACTTCCCAGCCCCTGCTGAACTGCTCTGTTACGATTAGCCATGAACTGACCATAAAAGTTTTTACTACCCGGTACTGCTACTGGGTTCTGGGTATCTTCAATGCCCGTAAGCAATCCTACTAAATCTCTAGCCATGTCATATTCTCCTTAGAAGTCCAGCCAGCCGCCAATTAAATCTATTAAGCCGTTGTCGTCATTGTTTCCGCCTAAAATCAAATCTACCATAGAACTTTTAGAGTCTCCTCGCTCTCCAAACAAGCCTCCAAGCAGAGCGTTTTGCTGACTTAAACGTAACTGAGTAGCTAAGTCTTCACCTTGCATTCTAGTTTCTAGTCCACCTAGTCCAAGCTGTGACGCTAGTTGTGTACCAGACCTACGACCAACATCAGCAAAGCCAGCAGGTATTGAACTAGCTTGTAGCATGGCCAACGCTTGTTGTTGTGGTTGATAACCAGCAGCCATTAGTCCTGTAGCACCTGACAAAGCCTGTTGCTGCTCTGATAACGCTTGCTGCCTAGCACCTAAGTTAGCACGACCCATAGCCTCCTGACGCGCTGTCTCTTGCGCTAGTAGCTCAGGGGAAGAACCACCGTAAGCAGCACCAGAGATACCTAAACGGCCCTGTGACAGCATACGAGCCTCTGTAGCAAGACGCTGACGCTCTTCTTCAGGACGCTGTGTAGCTCTTATCTGCTCAAATATCGCAGCCTGCTGTGCCGCAGGGTCTTGACCTACCTGATCAAATAAACCCTGTGCCTGACCCATTAGCTGCTGTTGCATAGCCTGCTGTTCAGGTGACAAGTTAATACCAAAACCACCTTCAGCAGTAGTAGACACGTCACCTAATCCACCAGTAACGGTGTAGGGCTGGAATGTAGTACCAGCACGAGCTGCTGTTGCTAACTCTCCAGCTTGTCTCTGACCTTCAATACCAGACTCTCTTACAGCCTTAATAGCCTCATCGCCTAAGTAGTATTCACTGCCTGTTCTAATTAGATCGTTGTAGTCAATACCTCTAAGAAAATCCATAACTGTGCCGCCAGTTTCTTCACTCATTAGTAAGACCCTCCAGTAATTGTGTCAGCCGTTAGTGTGCCTGTCACGTTTACGGTAGCGGCTGTTACAGTACCAGTAAATGTAGGAGCAGCAGTGTCAGCCTTGCTGTTTACCGCTGTAGCTATGTTAGTGTATTCTGCGTCAATCTCTGTACCACGTACAATCTTATTGGCGTTACCAGAGGATAAAGCATCTTTAGCCGCAAAGTTAGTGGTCTTTGTATAGTTGGACATTAGATAAGTCTCCCTAGTAAAGCGTGTATGTCAATCTTTTGAATGGAAAATGGTACGTTGTCTATTTGTGCTTCAATACCAATGGTAACAACAGAACCGCTACCACCAGTGTTTACAGAAGGCGTGTTTATTAGAGCGTCTGCTCCTCCTGAGTATTCTGCTATTGCGTACTCTGCAACACCATACTCAGCAATAGCGTTAGACGCAGAGAATGTAAAGGCTTGCTTGTTGTAGACATCTGTGTAGTCATAACCCCAGTTAAGCGTTATGTCAGTGCCGTGTGCGCCTACAATAGTCAAGTTAAACTTCTTTAAGAACTTGAGATTAGAAGCGTTACCAAAGTCTGTAGGATTACTAAAGTAACGTAACTGATAGGTTGCTGTGCCATCTAGGTAGCCTGCGTACTTAACAATGCCTGTAGACTTGCCTATGTAGATGGTCTTGTCTTCTAAACGTGCAAAGGACAGGGGGTCTAGTTCTGTCCATGTAGTAGCTCTGTGCGCCCCAGATTGGTCTATAGGGCCGCGCATGTCAAAGCAGTACACAGTATTGGTAGAGGGTAGAGAAAGCAGGTAGAAGGCTTCGTCTGCGCTGTAAACAGTCTTGATAGGCAGTGACTCTACGTTCACCTTTTCCATCAGATCGTTACGGACATTCTTACTGATGTCACGCATAGGCAGAGACTTTTCTTGTATCACTCTACCAAAGCTACGTAGTCCTGAGTCTGATAAGAATAGTACGTCAGTGCCTGTGTGCTGTATAGAGTCACGAGCTACACAACCTACTCCTTCAATAGTGTCTGCAAGTACCAACGTATTAGCAGGATCAGAAGTGCCTTGATAAACAATAATAGACTTCTTACCAAAGATAATTAGAAAGTCATTGTGTTCTGTTAGAGCTACTACCTCATCAGTACCTGTAGGCCACACAAGAGTTACGTCAATACTACCTGACGCACCGCCATGAAACTTATTACCTAGCAAAGTATCTGACCAGTAGACAGTGTGCTTGTTGCCTGTTAAGTCTGCTACCCAAAGTCTACCAGAGGCTGCTAATACTTCATTGCCTGAAGGAGCTGCGTGTGAGCCGTCTACTGACAAAGCTAATGTAGTAGAGCCAGCAGTGGAAACCAGAGGAGCATGACCACGCTGGTAGAAGTGGACGTTGTTGTTAAACGATACAATCTTCCAGTTGTTAGCTGTTATGTTGTATCCGCTTGGTAGCGTTACTTCAGCAAGAGTAGTAGTACCCGTAAATATCTTGTTGTTGCCTACAGAGAAGATAGTCTTTGTGCCATCTCTAGCAACAAATTCAAAGATACCTTCTATACCACGGCTACTGCCTAACACAGAAGAGCCGTTAGTAGTGACTGTTTCCCAGCCCTTACGCGCCCCTATACGGCCTAGCTTGTCAATAACACAGTTGTCAGCAACAGCAGCAAACGACGGGTCTACGCCTATTGGTGAGTCCTGAGTATTGAGTCCAGCAAAGCCGGGAGCAGCTACTGTAATGTTCTGTAGTGGTTTAGCCATTAAGAATACCAGATAGTTTCTTCAGGATGTAATGCAGCGTCCATTGCTATAGCGTCTGCTAGTGAAGCATCAGCTAGTGCGAACAGTTCCGCTGCGCTAGTACCGCCAGTCTCTCCTCTCTCTCTTGCTCCTAACGCTGTAGCCAGACGTATAACAGGGTTATAAGGCACGTTCAGTGGGTCTGTATCGTTGGTAAAGTCTGTAGTACGTAACACCACATTAAACCGCAGTGTGTACGCAGCGTCAGGAATAGGGTATAGATCAACACCGTTTATACCGTTAATGCTGTAAAACTGAGTAGTACCTTTAGGAACACTAGGGAAGTCTAGGAAAGCATTGTCAAACCACTGAGATGCTTTGTACTGCAAGAAGCAGTTTTGTGTGTCGTTGGTAGCATCTAGTATCTTAATAGTGTTGTCAGCGTCTGTCAGTACATAGTTAAAGACATTAGCCTGTGTATCTACTGTCAGTGTGTTACGCAGTCCTGTCCAGTCCCAAGCGTTCTCTACTGTACGTTTAGCGTCATTAACATACTCACCTATTAGCTTGGAGTAGCTGTTCTCGCCTACGGTAGAGACTTCGTTTTCACGCAGCCTAACCAGCACCTTGTTTACCAGTTGTAAGTATGTCATTAGTATGGAAACCTCTCTAGTAATTCAGCGTTGGTCAGCATTCCTTGCGGCTTGGCTCTTAACGCTTCCTGTCTTCTTTGTTGTAAAAATTGTTCTAACGGATTAACCTGCGGTACGTCATAGGGCATTAGTGTAGGTATAGGAGCAAGGCTAAAGGGTACTAGTTGTTGAGTATCCTCTACTTTTGTTTTCATCTGGAACATGTCGCCAAATAAAGAATCTGTAGTTCGTGTAGCGTTACCAGCCCCTACACCTGTTCCTATACCGCTGCCTGATCCTCCTCCAGAACCTGAACCACTACCGCTTCCAGTGCCGCTGCCTGTGCCTGCCCCGTCACCAGAGCCTTCTCCAGTTCCTGTTCCAGTTCCAGAGCCTTCTCCTGTACCGCTGCCTTCTCCTGTTCCTTCCCCTTCTCCTGTACCTGCGCCTGCCTCTGCTTCTCCAGAACCTGCACCACCGACTGTAGTACCGCCACCAGCGCCTCCTCCTACATCAGTACCTACACCACCGCCACCAGCGCCTGTAGTGCCGCCAGTAGCCGCAGTATC